GCCAAACCTAGATACTCGTAAAGGCACTGTCCTGGCTTTCAATGCTACCAGTGGCCTTCCAGAAGCTGGCCCTGATATTGCCAGTGTCAGCACTGTTGCCAGTAATGTTGCCAACATCAACACGGTTGCAGGTATATCTGCAAATGTCACAACAGTGGCTGGGATAGCCTCCAATGTAACTACAGTTGCAGGTATTGCCTCAAATGTAACATCAGTCGTTGGCAATGCATCCAATATCAATGCAGTCGCAGCTGATGCTTCTGACATCGGCACTGTTGCTGGCGCTATCAGCAATGTGAACACTGTCGCCGGCATATCTAGTAATATATCAACCGTCGCTGGTAATACGTCCAACATAAATACCGTGGCCGGCAATAACAGCAATATCAGCACGGTGGCAGGCAATAACAGTAATGTCAGCACGGTTGCTGGTATATCTAGCGAAGTGACTGCTGTGGCTGGTAAGGCGACAGAGATAGGTCGTCTTGGTACAGCGGATGCTGTCAGCGACATGAATACTTTAGGTACTAGCTCTAATGTAACCAACATGAACACGCTTGCTGGAATCGCAAGTGATATCACAACAACAGCGGGTATTGCATCCAGCATTTCTGCATCTGGAACCAATGCTAGTAATGCTGCCTCGTCTGCGACAGCGGCGGCATCGTCTGCCACGGCTGCTGCTGCATCACAGACTGCTGCGGCAGCTAGTGCTGCATCCGCTGCGTCTGCCTTTGACAATTTTGATGACACCTACTTAGGGGCTAAATCCTCAAATCCCACGCAGGACAATGATGGGGACTCGCTGACTGAAGGCGATCTCTATTTTAATACTACTGCTAACGAGATGCGGGTGTATGACGGTGCCAACTGGATAGCTGCTACATCTGCTGGCAATGTCAGCCTGATTTTGTACGAGTACACGGCGACGGCAGGACAGACCACATTCTCTGGCTCTGACGACAACAGCGCCACGCTCTCTTACACAGCAAACAATCTGCAAGTCGTGATGAACGGTATTGTCCTCGACCCATCAGACTTTACAGCCACCAATGGCACAAGTGTTGTGCTGGCTTCTGGTGCTGCTCTGAATGACCTTGTGAACATCTATGCGTTCAAGTCATTCACCACGGCTGACATGGTTTCTGCTTCGGCTGGCGGTACGTTTGCTGGCAATGTCGATATTACAGCACGGCTCGACGTGGACAACATCCGCCTCGACGGCAACACCATCTCAACTACCAGCGGTGACATGACGCTTGATGCTGTTGGCGATGTTGTCATTGATGCAGATGGTGCAGATATCAGGCTCAAACATGCAGGAACAGAGTGGGGCAGGTTTGTAGACAGCACCAACAACTTCCTGATCCTGAACCCTATTGCTGATAAAGATATTATCTTTAATGGCATTGACGACTCAAGCGAGATAACAGCTTTGACGCTCGATATGTCAGAAGCTGGCAAGGCCACCTTTAATAATCATGTTGTAGTCAATGACAGAGTCGTAGGCGCTAATGATTTAGTGCTGGTCACCACAGACTCAAACGAAAAAATTCACATGGACTCTGACGGTTTTATCAAGGTTGAAACTGCCGGTTCAGAACGCCTCCGCGTGGACTCCAGCGGCCACATTCTTGTCGGCCAGAGTTCAACAATTACTCCGGGGTCTGGCAACACTACTCATGGCACTTGCTTGCAAGATGGCGGCCGTCTCTTTCTAAGTGCTGATGGTGTGTTTTCATTAAGCCTGAATAGAAGTGATAGCGGCGAACTAACTAATTTTCACAGAGCCGGTGCTTTCAAAGGTTCAATCAATATCACTGCATCAGCCGTTTCGTACAACACATCTTCGGACGTCAGATTAAAAGAAAACATAGCTGACATGACTGGCGCAATTGACCGTGTGAAGCAACTTGCGCCAAAGCGCTTCAACTTCATTGAAGATGCAGACAATACGGTTGACGGGTTACTCGCACACGAAACGCAGACAGTCGTGCCAGAAGCTATCACCGGCACCCACAACGAGGTAGATGATGACGGCAATCCTGTCTATCAGCAAATTGATCAAAGCAAGCTGGTGCCTCTGCTCGTAGGAGCCTTAAAGGAAAGCATCGCCAAGATTGAGACACTCGAAACCAAGGTCGCAGCACTGGAGTCAGGACAATGAGCAGAGCAAGAGATTTCGCAGACCTCGCCGGTTCGGCTGATGCCGGTGGCCTGACAGGCAAAAACCTGATTATCAACGGTGCGATGAAAATAAAACAACGCACCCTGACAGGCACAGGTCGAGGTGCATCTGATATCTATTTTATAGACCGATTTAATTTAAACACTAATGGAAACTCTG